GAGTCGGTGCGTCGCTGTCGGCCGGGCCGGACGCCGGGGCATCTTCAACAGGCACGGGCACGGCAGGCGCAGGAACGGCCGCCACGGGCTTTTCAGGCTTAGCCTTGGCGCGAACCCGAACGAAGGGCTGCGACGGCTTGCGTGGGGGCTTGGGCCGCACGCGGCTGACGCGCGCAGCACGAGGACCGGCCGCCTCCAGGGCTTCGCCAAGGGCCATGTGCCAGCCTTGCGCCAGGCTGCGGTCCAGTTCTTCCTGGGTGGCCACGGCCTTGCTGGAGTAGGTGTAGCGCGCACGGATGATGGGTCCAGGCGCTTTGTAGATGAGGCAGGGAAACTGGATCATTTTTTTGCCTTGCTCGGTTTCTTTGCGGTCTTGGCTGCTGCCCTGAACGCCGCGTCGGTTGGTGCGCCTTTCGCTCCAGGCTTGCGCATGCGCTCAGGCGTCTTGCCTGCCGCCTTCTGGCGCTCGATGCGCTCGCGCTTGGCGTGGATGTTGGCGTACAGACCGGCCTTCATTTCTTGGCCTTCTTGGGCGCTGCCTTGGGTGCCTTGCTGGGCTTGCCAGCAGCTTTGGCCGCCTTGCGTGCGACGTTCAGGGCAACGGCCACGGCCTGCTTTTGAGGCATGCCAGCCTTCATCTCCTTGGAGATGTTCTTGCCGATGGTCTTGCTCGAGTAGCCTTTTTTCAGTGGCATGGTGTTCTCCTTGGTAGATGGGGGGACCGAAGCCCCCCCATTGTCCTACTCAGCTTACTGGTTGAACAGCAGGATGCCGCTCATCTCAGGCTGCTTGTTCACGGTCGTAGAACTTCTGCATCACCACTTCGATGCCCTGTTCGATGCCCTGATCGGTGGTGGCGCGCATCACTGCGGTGCCAGCATCGGACGGGACAGCGTAGCGGCCGGGCAGGAGTTCCAGAGCGTCGCGCTGCCAGAACACGTTGACGGCAGCGGTCTGGACGTTCAGGAACGTCAGGTCGGCAGCAGCCAGCGGGGTCACGATGCAGTTCTGGTACTGGAGTTCAGCGTCAGAACCACCCTGGGCCGAGATGATCGGGGGAGTGATCACCATGTCGGTGGCGTTGGTCACGCTCACCACGCGGAAGGTCTTGGGCTGGCCAGTACCTTGCTTGGTGATGTGGTGCACAGCCTCGACGCCCTCGATCGTGAACGCATCGCCAGCCTTGAGGCCGGTGGTGTCGGTCACGGTGATGGTCTGGAAGCGGTTGTCCACGTTCTGGGTCTCGCCGGACAGAGCCGTCGAGGTGGCCGCAGGCACGTAGAAGTTGCCACCAGCAACCTGGGTGTCGATCTCGACCGGGGGAGCAGCGGGAGCAGCAGCCACCAGGCGGTTGGCGTAGTCGAACTTGAACGTCTCGAAGCCAGCGACCATGCCGACGAACGAACGCTCGTAGGCGGTGTTGGACTTGTTGCCGTTGAAGGAACGACCGTTGCCGTACAGCGAGGCAGCGTTGCCGCCAGCGATGTTGCCAGCCAGGCCGTTGTAATCGCGGCTGGACAGGGCCAGGAAGCGGTCGTAGTTGGCCACGCCCTGCTCGTTCATGATGCTGTCGCACAGGGCGATGTCATCGTAAGAACCAGCAGCAGCACCGACGTCCACCACCAGCGAGCCGAGGTTCGCAGCAGCGTTCATGATGGCCAGGTTGATGTCGCTGGCCAGCTTTTGCTTGGCAGCTTCACCCAGACGGCCTTCTTGCAGGGCATCGCGCAGGTCGAGCGAGGTCATGGTCCAGGGCACGGTGCGGCTGAAGCCGATCGTGGCAGGCACGGCCAACTGCGTCATGTCCTGGTAAGAACCCGCGATGGAGTTGCCAGGAGTCGACGAGATCGACTGAGCGATGTAGGGCTGCGGACGCCAGATGATGTCGTTGGTACGAGCCATCATCGTCTGGTCGGTGTTGTAGACGCCGACGTTGCGCGAGAGCACCAGTGCGTCGTGGAAGCCCTCAAGCAGGTCTTCAAACGCGACGCGTTCTTCTTTGGAAAATGCATTAGCCATGATTCTGTCCTTTCAGAGTGTTAGGCTTTTGCTGCTTGCTTCTGCCGTCTGTACTGGAGCACCTTCGTGTAGTTGCCAGTCTTTTCAGCTTCGGCTCGCAGCCGTTCAAGGGTTGAGTCCACTGCCCCAGACACTCGACCAGTTCCCTGGACTGTGCGCTCAGGCGGTGGGGCTGCCTTACGGTTCGTCACCTTCAATTCCTTCTCCAGTTTCGCTACCGCAAAGGCAAACTTTACGGGGTCTTTGATGCCTGCGATCTCTTTCGCCTTCTTCGGGTTCTTGCCGAGTGCGTAAATCACCAGCGCCGGGTTGTCAGCGCCTTGCACCACGATGCCTTGCTGCGTCACGTCCAGGAGTTCCTGGGCCGTGGACTCAGCGTCCTCGAAGTCCTTGACCTTCAACTCGGCTCGCGCCTTGCCGTAGGACTCCAGCCTTGCCTGCCAAGCGTCGCGCTGGGCCTGCTCGGCCTGACGCGCCTTCTCGGCTTCCTGATCGGCTGCGCGCTTGCGCTCGTACCAATCAGCCAGGGCTGCCTCGAACTTCTCGGTGTCGTAGTCGTGATCCTCCAGCTTGGGCTTCGCTCCGAGCACGACCGGCTTGTTCTCAGTCTGTGCGGTGGTCTGAAGCCGCGCTTCGAGTTCTCGAATGCGACGTTCCTTCTCGCGGTTCTGCTTACGCAACTCGCGTACCCATTCAGGCGCACGAGTCTCTTCTTCGTGAGGTGGCGACTCCTCACCGATGGAAACCACGACCTCGTCGTCCTCATCCTTGGTCTGCTCGCCGTCCGATTCGCCGTCGTCCTGGTCGGTGATGGATTGGTCCTCATCACCCACTTGCTCAGTCTGACGCTCATCGTCCTCGACGACCTCGATGTCTTCGACTTCGATCTGATCTCCTGCTTCTGCCGTTTTGCTCATCATCTACCCCATCAAACTCACCCACTGAAGCGGCTGGGTGGATACCGCATAAATCACATCGGTGCCGGGCCAGTGGCAGGCTGCGCCTGATCCACCACCACGCCACCAATCTCACGCGCCAGGTTCAGCGCGTGGTCTTGAGAATCCATGTCGACCTTGGCCAGCGTCTCGACGGTGCGCGCACGCGACAGTTCTGCGTCGGCCACGGTCTTGACGGTGTCGGCACGCGCACGCGCCGCCTTGGCGATTGCTTCCTCGGCCGCAGCCTGCAGGAAGATGGCGTTCGGGTCTTGCTGGCCTTGCAGCAGCGCAGCCAGTTCCTCGGCCTCTGCCTCGGTCGGCTCGACGACGCCCAGGCGCACCAGCTTCTTGCGGAAGAAGTCGCGCACGTCGCTGATGCCCTCGCCCTCCATGTTCATCATGGCCATCGCCTGGAGCACCTGCTTGGTCTCCGGGTCGTCGCTGATCGCCAGCATGCCGGTCAGGGCACGGACGGTGGCCGCGCGCTTGCTGCTCGACGACGGGCCGACCTCGACGTTGACGTCGAACTTGGCGTCGGTCAGGTCGTTCTGCAGCACCACCTCGCCAGTCTCCTGGTCGATGGTCGGCTTCATCAGTTCGACCGACTGGACGTCGTTGTTGGCCGTGATGGCCTTCATCTTGCGCCGTTCCTCGGTGTAGATGTCCTTGGCCATCGACAGCCAGACCTCGCCGCAGCGCTTCATGCCCTTGGCGAAGTTGCTCATGTAGATGAAGGTCTGCATGTCCAGGCGCTGCTGGATCATCTCGACGGCCTTGCCGGAGATGTTGCTGACCATCTTGTCGGCCTGCTGTGGGCTGCCGAGGATGTCCTGCATGTCCTGCTCGGTCACCTGCAGCAGGGCAGCCATCGCCGGAGGGATGGCCGGGCTGCGGGTGTAGGCCACCGGGCCGCTGACGGCCTGGTTGCCGTTCTGGTCGGTGATCGGGTTGATCAGCAGGTACGGGTAGTCCTTGAGGTTGTCCTCTGCCCACATGACCTGGTGGCCAGCGACCTGCTCAGGCGTGAGGATGGGCTTCTCGACGGAGGACAGCGCGCTGATCTCGCCGAGCTTGGACAACTGCATGTTCTTCAGGCGCTGGGCATCCTTGGCCAGGCGCACGTGGCCCATGCAGCGCTCGACGTTGTCGACGAACCAGCGCTTGCCGTAGACCGGGATGATCGGGATGCACTTGCCTGCGATGTAGCCAGCGTCCTCCAGAATCTTGCCGCCCGACATGATGTACTTGTGGACGCGCCGCGTCTTGTACTTCTTGCGACGGACCTCGACCGAGCCGACGGCCTCCAGCGTTTCCTCGAGGGTCTCGTCGTTGTCGAAGTCGGCCTGGGTGTAGCGTTCCTCGTCGCCAGCGATCGTGCGGTAGATGCGCACGGTCTCGTTCTTTTCCTCGACGCGGTAGTACTCGGCCACGTAGACGACGTCAGGCGTGCACCAGTCGAACTCGTACTGGTGGATGATCTTGGGCCAGCTTGTCGGGTCGTCGCCCCAGGTCGCCTTGTAGGCGTCGCGGGTCATGGCCGTGATCACGAAGCAGCGCTTGGCGTCGGCCTTGTCCTGGCGCTTGGCCTCCAGGTCGAAGAACACGGACGAGTCCGCGTCGAAGATCGGCTCGATGCGGATGCGCTGGCGGTCGTCCTCTGGGTCTTCCTCGTCCTCGTAGATCGTGCGCAGACGCCAGGCACCGAAGCCGCCGCCGACGGCTTCCTCGAAGGCGTTGTCGTAGGCCTCGTCGGCCACGCTGTCCTGCTCGTCGGCACGGTACAGGCCGTCCAAGGTGTCGGCCAGGTCGTCGCGCGCCTCGCCGTCCTTGCTCACGAAGTCAACGGTGATCCGGTTGTTGCGGTACTCGTTGATGATCCGGATGACGGCCAGGTGAATCTTGTTCACCTCGAACTTCGGCTTGTTCTCGTAGATGTCCCAGAGTGGGCCTTCCCACTGGCTGCCTGCCAGGCTGTAGAAGCGACGGTCCTGCAGGCACTGCAGGCGCTCGTCCCTCAGCGCCGACTGAATGTTGTCGAATTCAGCCAGCGCCTCAGCGTGCAGATTGGCAAGCTGCTGATCTCTGGAAATTCTGGCCATAGCGAGTCCTCATTTTTCGACATTCTCTCACCATTTGTGCATGACTGGCAATGGTGTGAAGTTGTGGGGTTTGGAAGGCTGCGCGCGCCGCACGCCTTCGCAGGCGTAGCGCAGCGCGTCGATCACGTGGTTTTTCTTGTCCTCCAGGATCGGGAGCACCTTGCCGGTGATCGGATCGGTCTTGTAGGAGTACAGCGTCAGTTCGTCGATCGTGTGCAGGCAGCGAGGGTGCACCACGATGTCGTAGGACTTGAGCCACTCGACGCCTTCCTCGACCGACTTCGGGCCTTTGACGGCCGACATGATCTTCGGGAAGCCGTGCCGCTTCATGTGGCTGATGGTCTCCGGCCTGGCCGAGTCGGCCACGATGGGCCACTTCTCGGCCTCCGGCACGGTCATGAACAGGTCCGGGGTGTTCACGATCTCGCAGCCGACCATGTAGGCCTCGTGGTCGATGTAGAGCGTGCGCCCGATGATGTGGCAGCGCACCAGCACGGTCGGGTCGGACGCGAAGCCCCAGTCCGCGCCAAGGCGGTGGATGGCGTCCTTGGGTGCCTCGAACTCCTCGACGCGCCAGTTGCGGAAGACCCGGCTGCTGCTGTTCTGCAGGTAGCCGCCACGCCAAACGTGCGCGTACTTGTCCGGGTCGCGCCCTCGGTCGTACTCCATCTCGGCACGCAGGACGTCCGGGAACCAGGGGTTGTCGTCGAAGTTGACCTCGATCACAACGGCATCCGGTGGTGGCTTCTCGCCGCGCAGCAGGTGGTCGACCGGGTCGGTCGCCAGTGCCGGGTTCCAGGTGAACCACAGTTCCGAGCCGGGCTTGCGGATGGTCGGCCGCAGCAGGTCCAGGCTGCGCTGGGACAGCGACTGCGCCTCCTCCACCCAGGCACGGTCGTAGCCCTCCAGCGACTTGATCGAGTCGGCCGTGTGGTTCTGCATGCCCTGGAAGATGATCAGGCCGTCGCCCTTCTTGGACTTGATGACGGCCTCCTGCACCTCGAAGTACGCGCCAGCGTTCATCTGCTCGATCTTGAGTTCGAGCAGGCGCTTGACCGACTGCGCCAGCGACTTCTGGACCTCGCGCACGCAGACGCTGCGGCTGGTCTGGTCCATGATGTGCGCCTCGATCAGCATCTCGGCAAAGGTGTGCGACTTGCCCGAGCCACGGCCGCCGTGTGCGCCCTTGTAGCGCGCAGGCTGCAGCAGCGGGACAGCCCACTCAGGCGTCTGAATTTTCAGTGTCGGCTTTGCCACGGATGACCACTCGCTCGATCTTCGCAAACTCCAAGGGCGCGCCGTCCGCGCCAGTCAGTTCGTGCTGCTGCACTTCCTTCCAGCGCATCTGCGTCTTGGACCACCAGATGGCCGCCGTCGTGTCGCCTGCCATCACCTTCTGGAATAGGGTTTTCCCTACCTGCGCATTGGCCTTGGCCTTGCCCGAGATCAGTTCCTGGGCAAAGTGCTTGCGCAGGGTGTCGGTGTCGATGCCGTCGCGCACCAGGACAGCGATCTGCTCGATCGGCAGGCCGTAGCCGGACATGGCCTCGACCTGTTTGCGCTCGTGGTCGGTCGGATCAAAGGCTGGTCGGCCAGCGTTTTCACGCGCGCCGCCGTTGTTTTTCCGACCGTCCGGCTTTTTTTGGACCGATTTTTCAATTGTGGGTTTCTGTGGTTTCGTCGCCATTCGTAACCTCCGCGAAAGGTTTTCCAGTGTCTGCGTGGATGGCCTGCTTGCCGGTGAACTCCTGCCAGCGCTTGACGATGACGTCGCAGTAGCGTGGGTCCAGTTCCATGAGCAAGGCAGTGCGGCCGTTCTTCTCGGCTGCGATCAGGGTGGTGCCGGAGCCGCCGAAGGAGTCGAGCACCAGGTCGCCGCCCTTCGTGTTGTTGAGCATCTGGTACTCGAACAGCGCCACCGGCTTCATGGTCGGGTGCTCGCCGTTGCGGCTGGGCTTGTCGAACTCCAGGATGGTGGTCTGCTTGCGGTCGGCCGCCCAGAGGTGGCCAGCGCCGTCCTTCCAGCCGTACAGGCACGGCTCGTGCTGCCACTGGTAGTCCTGCCGCCCGAGCACCAGGCTGGACTTCTTCCAGATCAGGCACTGCCGCACGGTCCAGCCAGCGTCCTTGGCCGCGCCACGGAAGTTGTAGCCTTCGCTGTCCGCGTGCCAGATGTAGAACACAGCGCCCGGCTTCATCACCGTGTCGGCAGCGGTGTAGGCGTCGCGCAGGAACTGCCGGAACTGCTCGTCGCCCATCTCGTCGTTCTTGATCTTGAGCTTGTCCTTCGTGCCGCCCTCGTAGGCCACGTTGTAGGGTGGATCGGTCAGCCACATGTCCACCAGGTTGCCTTGGGTGAGTTGCGCCAGGTGGTCGGTGCTGGTGCTGTCGCCGCACATGAGCCGGTGCTTGCCCATGATCCA